GTATTATTCAATAGACTCGCACTATCATATTGACTAACGAAGGGAAGGGTAAGTTCAACCGATTCAGATTTTGCGAGATTAATAATAGCGTGTATATCTTGAGTACAATTGTACACATTAAAACTTTGCAAATTTCCAGTTCCAGGTTGTTCAAAGCGAGCACAGACCACCACCATCCCCATTGCGGTTCCAGCAGCAGAACTTTTGACTGTGATTTTCATATCTCCTTTAATAGAGGCGTAACCACTAATCTTTTGAGATATATAAGGATCTACTAGAAAACCGTTCCAAGGAACACATTCTGAAACCTTAGTTCCAAAACCGGCGGCCGATGTAATCTCGAAAGCTTCGATTTTAGTCATACGTGACAGAAAAGTGTCCAATCCACCTTGACGATGCTGGGAAATGGCACTATTGACGTCACTTGATTCGACTCCTGAAGTTAAAGTATTTTGATCAGAAATAATTTGTGTTAAACTCCCTCCCTCTGGTTCAATCGCATCTGAAGAAACTGGTTTCACTGCGGCTTCTGATTGGTTCTGAAAACCATTCAAATCAACTTCAGGCAACACCATTGGATCAACTAGCCAAGTTGAGAAAGTACCATTCAATATCCTAGCGTCACACTCACCATATTCTAACTTCTTATAATAAGGAGATATTAAAGCTGGTGAAAGTTTAGCAACTCTTTCGCTTAACTCAACGACAGAATCAAAGAATTCTCTACCCCAAAGATAAGCTTCCCTCTGTGCGTTGACTAAATTAATAGCAGTTTGATCAGCTAACGAATTTTCACCAATTCTTGACCAACTCATGATTTTAAAAATGGTCTTCTTTTCAATCGGACTTTTCCAGAACTTGATACTTGGATCATACTTGAAACACCTTTTAGCAATAGTAGCATCTTCGAAATTGATAAAGGGTAATATAGCGCCAGTATTTTTGTCTAAAGAAGTGTAAGTCATCCCATACTCCTTGAGTTGGTTTTGAATAACGAAGCAATCAAACCAATAGCAAAATGGTGAAACTTTGAAAAGATTATCATCTCCAAGGAAATACACTAGAATGAACATACGAAACCTTCTACTCTTATCAAAGACAAAAACCGTCAATAAACCTTTATTGAACATAGATTGATAATAGATACACCGGAAAAGTATACTATTTTCAATCGAATTCATTTCTAAAGTTCCTTGGAAGCCTGAAGGAGTTCCATGTGAATCAACGAAAATATCATTCTTAATGGAATATATCATGTACATCACGGCGTACATAATTAATCCTACCTTTTTAACATCTTCCTTTGAGTAGTTGGGACATACTTCGGCTAAACGAGTCATAACTTTTCTTCCTCCTCTCTGCAAGTCGGAAGATTTTGTTGCATCATAATAACGATAATCTCCTGCACCGGTTCTGTCGTCAGGAGAAAAATTTTTAAAACGCTCAGCAATTCTTCCCCATTCTGCAGAATTACTGTTGACTCCGCTAAGAGTTTCAAAGAAATCGCGATGATTTTTCATGAAATTCCACAGCGGAGTGCAGTACTTCTTGGCAATATTGTTGAATTCCTCAGGCATAACAAAGAAAATTCTTCCGCGCGATTCGTCGTTTTTGAGTTGGCTTAAAACTTCGTCCTTCATTATCGCATTTCCCGTCGGACAGGGAACCCAACCCTTAGATAGACAATCTTCAATATTATTCATTCTCTCAAGAATAAGAGGATCTACCAAATAGCCTTCTTCAGTCTTTACAGTGAATTTCTTCTTTGAAGTCGAATAAGGAGGACCGGCTGAAGTTTTAAGATTTAATCCACGAATATCTTCATTAACCCCATCGAAAACTTCAAAATTTGTCAAAACTCTGACAGCGTTCAATCCTACGAGTTCTTCCACTCCATACAAGTAGTCTTCAATACTCAAATCAATCAGAGATGGGGATATTGGTGAATTTTGCCTTCCTTCTAGATTGTTCGTATACCAATCCATCCAAGGTGGTTCCAAAGTCTCAACTTTCTTACCTTCAAAGACCGGGACTGTATACAACATCTCAACACCGTTCGAAGTTGCAAATTCATCCACGAGGTCCGAACCAGGAAGTTTTATGACTTTGCTCTTAGGCTTTCCAACGTGCATTGGCTTCGCCAAAGAACCTAAAGTCATAAAAGTATCAGGTTTTCTAAGCATCGCCACTGCTAATGAAGAACGATTCTTAGGAAGTTCCACAATCTCGATGCTTGAATCAAAGCCTTTTTCAGCTGTGTCTCGGTAATCCTTAACTAAGCAATAACTTTGAGTAATAGCGACTGGGTACTCACCATTACCAGAGGTTAAGCTTAAGCGCAAAATTGTAGCATCAATTTCACTCCGAACTATTTCTTCTGAATAACTTCGCACTTTGTCAGCTGCAACTTGGAAAACGTGCATACCGACAACAAATACGGAATTCAAATGCTTACCAATAAGGATCTTACCGCATTCTCCGGCAATAGTTACTCCCGGATATTCGAGTAGAGGAGAACTATTCATTCCTCTAGGAAGAACGTATCTCGGAGGACAATCATGTTCGTCGTCAAAAATATGGTCTTCTTCGGGGTTAATTCCTACTAAAACTCCTGAACTCAAGACGGGAAAGCCTTGACTAAAAGTATTCTCTGGAACGTGTTTCTGACGATTGACAGGTGAAAGAGGGAAAACACTAGCAGCGTCGATGATAACCAAATCCCTTCCCAAAACCTTGGTAAAGTTCTTTCCTTCATCGAGAATCAAATCCCTTTCTACTCCCTGATAAAAGATTTTGACTTTGCTGCTCGCCGGTAAAACGAGCTCCCTGCCTCTCTCATATGATGAATCAGCGAACAAATGTGCAGGGCATAAAAGAATTGAACTATCGTAGTGATAAAAATTTAGAGTGATATTATCTCGCGAAATTTTCCCAATTCTCTTCCGCACCATCAATTTCAAATCTTCCAATGCGACAGTGTTAAAAACTACGGGAATCTCTGGTTTAATTTTCCCGTTCAAAGCTATCCAGCTTTTATCAGCACCACTAAATTTGTTACCTTCAATCGGATCTCCAACATGAAGTAGTCCCTGGGGGATAATAATCTCCTCCTTCTTCTTCTCTTTTACTGCTCTTGTTTTATTCAAAACATACCAACCAGCAACGACAGTTCCAACGATTGCAATACCCACTGCTGCCATTTTAATCTGCTCCTCTTTCTCGCGAAACTTACGTATCACCGCATCTTGAACTCTAAGTTCAATCCTACGAAGAAAGGACTCGGTTAAACGAACTTTCTGAGTCAGATTAACAACCATCTGAGAATATTCGATACTTGACATATATCTTAAGCCATCTAATGCTCTTTTCAAAGCGATGGTTGAAATTACGCGAACTACTGGAATGTACCCAAAGTAATCTATCACGGCTTGATGGAAAATTTCCATC